GGAACTTTACGACTTCTACGACGAAATGTTTAGCCGGATATTGGAACGCTACCAAACCATACGGAAGCCCGTATGGGGTAAAAAGGCATGGGCGGAGATAATTAAAAAGAAGTTCAACGATTAACCTACAAACAACATGGCAGAAGATAACGGAAGCACAGGAAGCGGCGGCAACGGCTCGACCATTCAAAGCAGCACGGCAGCAAGTATGCGCGGTGCGTCTATGAGCCATTGGGTAGACCCATTCGGCGGAGGGCCAACCGGCCCTGCACCATTCTAACCGACAATACCAAACCACAGGAGCAATGGCAAAGAACAAAAAGAAGAATGAAGAAGCAACAGCCGCCAAACCGCTCGCCGGATTGGTGCAAAGCGTCGTAATAAGTCTTAGCGACATCGTACCCAATAAAGGGCAAATTCCCGGCGTACCAAAGAACCCACGCCAAATGAAGGACGACGTTAAGTTTAGGAAGCTAAAAGCGTCGATACAAGACGACCCCGAAATGTTGGCACTCCGGGAAGTGCTGATATACCAATACAACGGCCTTAACGTGATAATAGGCGGCAATATGCGTTACCGCGCCCTCAAGGAATTAGGCTATACGGAAACAATAGCCAAAATCATACCCCCGGAAACTTCGCCGGAGAAGCTACGTGCAATAGTCATAAAGGATAACGTAGCCTTTGGCGATTGGAATATGGACGATTTAGCCAACGAATGGGAAATAGACGAGTTAGACCATTGGGGCGTAGACCTTCCCGACATTGACCCCGGAAAAGTCGAGAATGAAGCGGAAGAAGACGACTACGACGTAGCCGGGAACCTTCCGAGCAAACCGAAAGCCCGGTACGGAGATGTCTACCGATTGGGAAACCACCGCCTTATTTGTGGCGATAGCACCAAGTCCGAAGTATTGGATATTCTGATAGGCGACGGAAAGGTAGATTTGCTTCTTACGGATCCGCCGTACAACGTGGACTATTCAAGCAAAAACGAAGCACTAAACGCAGCCGACAAAGGCAACAGGGTACAAAAGGACATCGCCAACGACAAAATGGCTGACGGCGCGTTTTTGGACTTCCTCACGGCAGCTTTTGAAAACGCAAACCGCTACCTCAAGAAAGGCGGCGCGTTCTACATTTGGCACGCCGGAACGGAAGGGCTTAACTTCAAATTGGCGGTTAAAGCCGTTGGTTGGGAGTTGAAGCAGATACTTGTATGGGCGAAAAACAACATGGTATTAGGGCGACAGGACTACCAATGGAAGCACGAACCATGCCTATACGGTTGGAAACCGGGCGCGTCGCATTTCTTCATTAACCGCCGCGACCTTCTTACGCTTACCGAGGACGAAGCCCCGGACATAGACAGCATGACAAAGGACGAACTAAAAGCCCTTCTTCGCTCCCTTCTAAACGAAGACAAAACGCCGACCACGGTAATACACGAGGATAAGCCGCTACGTTCAGCCGACCACCCGACGATGAAACCTATAAAACTTATGGGCCGGGCGATAAAGAACAGCACACGCCCCGGCGAAGTCGTGTTAGACCTATTCGGCGGAAGCGGAAGCACCCTTATGGCGGCCGAGCAGTTGGCCCGGAGTTGCTACACGGTAGAGTTAGACCCGGCATATATAGACGTGATTATAAAACGCTGGGAAGAATACACAGGCGACAACGCCGAACTATTGGGGAACTTCGCCCCGGACGCAGACGAGCCGGAACGTGAATAAGCCCGAAACAGGAACAGAGAGAAAATCAAGCATTATCAGAGAAAAGCGATGGCCAACGAACAAAACCTTATACCATTCAAGCCGGGGCAGAGCGGAAACCCGAAAGGGCGACCGAAAAGCCGCGTTCCCGAACAGCTTGTAAAGATATTCGGGAGCAAGGCCCGCGCTAAAAAATTTTACAGCCTTTCCGCCGGAGAAATAGACGAGTGGGAATCCGCTATCCTTTCCATGAGTGCCAACGACCTAAAACTATTGGCAAAGTGGGATGAGGCCCCGGCATACCCGAAAGGGCTTGCAATAGCCGTGCTTAACGATATGAAGAACGGCAAGACCACGACATTAGACAAATTACGAGAACGTCAGTACGGCAAGCCCACGCAACGAATGGAAGTAACCGGGAAAGACGGCGGCGACTTGATACCGGCCCGGACATTGAGCAAAGAGGAAGCCGCAGAACTTCTCAAGAGCCTAAACGAAAAGTATTGAAGTGCAGATACGCGATATTGACATAATAAAAACGTGGGTACAGCAGTCTACGCTAAACTTTACGCGATACCTTTTCAAAGAAATGTATAAGCGTAAGTTTGTCGTAGGCAAGCACCACGAACTGATAGCGGCGGCGTTAGACCGGGTTTTAGCCGGGGAAATAACGCGGCTTATAATCAATATTGCGCCCCGATACGGAAAGACCGAGTTAGCCGTAAAGAACTTCATAGCGAAAGGGTTTGCACTGAATCCGAAAGCCCGGTTTATTCATTTGTCGTATTCCGACGACCTGGCCCGTGATAACTCGCGTGGCGTACAGGATATTTTGCGTTTTCCGGCATACCGTCGCCTTTTTCCTGGCACTATGCCAACAAGTATAAATACGCGCAAGTGGTGGACTAAGGAAGGCGGCGGACTTTACGCCGTGGCTTCGGGCGGACAGGTAACAGGCTTTGGCGCGGGCCTTGTTGATAAAGACGAAGACAACGAGTTAGGCGACGAAGTAGCGGCCATTGCTTCCGATGGCTCGGACTTCGGCGGCGCGATTATTATCGACGACCCCATTAAGCCGGACGACGCACGAAGCGAACTTATACGCGAGAAGGTAAATCAAAAGTTTGAAACCACTATACGCAACCGTGTAAATAGCCGAAAAACGCCTATAATAATCATTATGCAGCGTTTGGACGAAGACGACCTTTGCGGCTACTTGCAGAAGTTGGAACCGGGCGAGTGGGAAGTATTGAGCCTCCCGGTTATTGAAACAAACGAAGCTGGGGAAGAAGTAGCCCTCTGGCCCTTCAAACACACGTTAGCCGAGCTTCAAGACCTACGCGAAAAAAGCCCGTGGGTATTTGACACACAGTATATGCAGAACCCCCGGCCGTTGGTGGGCCTGATGTACGAAAGAGAGTTTAAGACCTACGACGTATTGCCTGTTACTAAGCAGCACAAAGTAAAAGCCTACATAGACACAGCCGACAAAGGCGAAGACTTCCTATGCGCTATTGTCTACGTTGAAACGGAAATAGGCAATTTCATTTTAGACGTGTATTATACGCAGGCACCAATGGAAACGACCGAGCCGGAAACGGCGCGTATGCTTACCAAGTGGGAAGTAGAAGAAGCCGTAATAGAGAGCAATAACGGCGGCGAAGGCTTTGCCCGAAACGTAGAAAAGAATTTGCGGATCCTCGGAAACAGGAAGACCGTAGTACGGACATTC